GTTGTTACTGTAAAATACTTTAACTTGTTATCTGACATTGTATTACCTTTCGTTAATTTGATGGATAATTGATTGCGATATATTCTATCGCATCTTGCAGGTTGTCTGCAAGCTTTGTGGCCATATATTTCATATATGGTCGATCTTTATTTTGTTTAGAGCACATAACTATACTTGGTTGATTATTTAATTTAGCCAAAGTTAGTTCAAAATCAGTTCCTATGTATGCTCTATCTTCTAGTAGATATTCTACCAGCATTAAGTCTGATTTTTTCTGCATAAACATATTTTTTTGAACAATTTCATTTTCAGTTACTCCTGGTTCTTCTGGAATACAAGTTGGGTCATATACTTTGTAGCCCAAAAACTGTAAAGCTTCTGATGCTGATTTACGCCAAACCTTAGCGTAATCGCCAACATAGTCCATAGCTCCAGCTAAATAAACGGTGATTGTCATACTGGCCAATGATACTCTAAATCTGCTGGTTCATCAAAATATTGAGAGTAGTATGCATAATCTTTACGAAGAAGATTTGATCTATGTGATCTATGAAATTCTTCATTGCCAAACCAAGCTGGCATTACAACAGTTCCTGGTTCTATTTCTTCAAAATCCATATTGTTCTCATATCCACGATTAATCCATTCACGGATAGTTATGTTCTGATACAGCTTTAGTGCTGACTGATAGCCAGTCCACATTAGTGTCACTGGATGATTACGCCAACCTTTTGTTGTGGTACGTTCAAGAAGTATATTTAATATCTGCAATGTTTCAACACGCTGCTTTCCAAGACGTTTATAGTCTAATACTTCTACAGACTTTTGAAAATCTGCATATGGTAGAAATGTTTGCACATCAATCCTTTTTGAACTCAGTGAATGTCTTGTCGCCTACACCAAAATATGCTCTGGCTAGACCGGAAGCTATTATAGCATCGTTGAGACACTCTCCTGCTTCATTCCATACTTTTGCTAAAACTCTTCCATACTTTTCTTTCTTATCAATAATAGTTTCAATTTTGACTTTATGATTTGCTGCGGTTAGCCATTGGTCAGTAAATTCTTTTGCCGCTAATCCCATTTTCTTTTCTTCAACATTAGAAGTTCTACTTTCAGGTGTATTAACTCCATATAATCGAACTCTACCCTTCTTCAACACATCAAAGCCAAGATCAATAATGATATCAAAAGTATCACCATCAACAACCTTTTTTACTTCAGCATTATATATCCACGGGTTTAATTTATCTGACATTTATATCTCCTTAATTTGATTAACTATCCAATATATTACAGGGGAAACAGCCCCATTGCCACACATTTTATATCTAACATTATCAGAATTATATTTACCATCAGCTCTATATAGAGTATGATTATCTGGCCAACCCATCAATCTTTCGCATTCTAAAGGTGTAAATTCTCTAACGCATAGACTGTTATTGTCTTCTACTACAATTAAATTTTCTCCTCTACTTGAGGGCTTTCCTCCTTTGCCACCGCTTCTAAGGCAGCTAGCAATCTTTTCGGAAAAATACTCTTGTTTGCTAACATTCTTCTGAGAATTCCCCGAGCCGCTTTTGCTGACAGGTAATATTTTTTCGGGACATCTTTGTGCTGTTGCATGATCGAAGACAGATATAAGGTATATTCTTTTTCTTCGCTGGGGCACTCCAAAGTATTGTGCATCCAGGACTGCCCATTCCGAGAAATGCGCCCCTGCTTCATCCATTTCGTAGAGGACTTGCCCAAAGTCGGCACCTGCGTTGGATGATAAGGCGCCCGTAACATTTTCCCAGATTGAAATTTTTGGATATTCTCCATTTGTCTTTTCTCTCATCTCTTTAATTATTCTAATCGCCTCATAAAATAAAACAGATTGCTCTGCATTTAATCCAATTTTATTACCGGCACTTGATAAATCTTGACAAGGTGAACCAAAAACTATCAAATCTACTGCGGGGAGATCATATCCGTTAACATCTTTTATATCACGATACTTTGGAACATTGGGCCAGTGATATGATAACACTTGTTGACAATTTTGATCAATTTCAACCTGAAAAGTGCACTGAAGACCTGCAAAGTCTAAGCCTATATCTATCCCACCAGCCCCTGCAAACAAAGAGCCATAGCTTTTTATGGGCAATTTAATCTCTTTCTATTCCCATGAAATCACAAGCTTTTCTAAATATATCTCTGCTGATTGGAAACTTACCATCTGCCTCACTTCCAACACTCGATGACTTATGCCAGCTATGTCCTATAGAAATAGATCCATCATAAAAAACCTTATAGCCTTTATGTCTAGCAAAATAAGAGCACCAAGTTTCTTCATAATAATGTGGCGTAGGAAGAAATGCTCCTGTAGCGTATGGATACATCTTTCTATATTGCTCATCATTTGTTAGCGAATCCCAAACGCTTCGCCTAATAAAGTAAGCTGAACCAGAAACAGTAACGCATTCAACCATATCTCTATATAAAATATCATTAGGGTCATGCTCTTTCCAGCCCCTATGCTTTGGATCAACATTGGACCCAACAATGCCAGCGTGAGTTATGAAACCATTTTCGTCTCTTTGCTTTGGTCCAAGAATATCTATAAACGTATTTTGCGAAAAAGAATCCATAGCCGCGCTAACAGAATAACTGTCCATCCATACATCAGCATTTAGAAGACATATAATTTCAGAACTACCTATAGCAGCTAGCTGATTACATGCAGCCGAATAACCTACGTTATCATTAAATTTAACATCATCAATATGATATCTTTTATCATTTGATTTTATCCACTTTTGCGTGTCATCAGAAGAATTATTATCTGCTATATAAAGATTCCACTTTTTGTCTACCAGATGCAAGTCGTTATGAAGACAATCTAAAAATCTATTTAGCAGATGCCTAGTATTATAATTAACTATACATAAATCAATCATTGATTGCTCTTTCTGTATCGGTAATTGCAGTGAATGCATTCTGTGGACTCATACCAAAATCAACTAAATGAAGAAACTCGTCTTCAGCATATCCTATGGTCTTTGAACCGTAAAATTCAGTTAAACGATTAAGGTACTGCGCAATATTTGGTTGATTGTTTTTTTGTATTAGTCTCTTTTGAGAACTTAATCTACCAATAACTGATCCTATAGCAAACATGGCTAACAAGAATGCTGCTTTTTCACCATTCTTCATATTCATCATCTTGCATTTCGTGACGATTTTCATAAGCTTGCGCCCTAACCATATCTGCAACATCTTTATAGTATTGAACATATTGCTCTTCTGCGTCCATGGAAACATAGTCATAAGTTTCCGCTATATGCAGGGCTATGTCATACGGCATGACAATTGCTGTATCATCTACGTTTAGTTTTAAGCTAATTTTTTTCTTGTACGATTGCTTCTTGCTCATTGCTTTCTTCCTGATTATTTACTCTATGTATACTAATGCTGCCGGTGTCTGGTTCAAATGTTATAAAAAAAACATTTTTATCATTTGCCGAATAACCTTCTGGCGGCGGACTTTCCAACGCAATCTTTTTAGAAGAACAACCATATATTTGACTATGCTCTTTATAGACTAGAATATAGTTTAATTTAGCTGCTGGCACTTTTTACCTCTATAGTTTATATTCAGCGTATTGCCACAATAAATATCTTTTATTAAAGTGAAGTTAATTACCATATTAGCAGAATCCCAGCTATAAATCCACTTATAATTGCTAATGCAACAGCAACTCTTCTTGATGCTACCTTAGTAGAGTCTAAGGATTGCTGAAATACTTGCAACGATATGCACCAATTAATCATAAATGAAAATAAGATTAGCTTTAATATATCTAGGGCAATCATAATTCACCAATAAGTAGTGGTATAGAAACTGGAAACTTATCTATTATTAAATCTCTTACTGCAAGGGCGTAAAGTTGTATTTCTTTTTGCGAGTCTTCGGCCAATCTCTGAGAGAGAAACAATGCTATCGACTGAAGACTGCAAGACCATCTATAAATTACATACATACCATAAGCTGGCAAAAACAATCTTGCTTGCTCAGGTGCTACACCAGAATTTATTGCCATAGCATAGTGTGCCTCCCCCTGCTCTACGTAATCCAGCAGTTGTTGGGTCAATATTGCCCCAGTCCAAGGATCTACGGGGCCACCAGATCCCTGCTTTTTATTATCTGCAGCTAATCTCCAGTCATCTTTTAGCGGTACATAAAACTCTGGATCCATGGTAATATAACGTCTACTAGATTCATTCCAGGAATCCATTGTATGATCTGCGCCAACAACATATTTCCAATGCTGACGCGCAACCATTAAAGGTGCCTTTAACTCAAAGGTGGCAAAGGCGTGTCTGAAGGGGGACATATGATTTTCCCTAGCCAAAAAATGCAGTAATCGTCCATCTGCTACAGACATCTCTGTAGACTCTTTGGCAAATGAAGCTCTTGCTGCATTCACTATGGAAAGGTCAGAGCCCATAACATCTACAAGTCTAACATAGCCTTTATCTAAAACTTCTATAGAATTAATAACTTTCTCCATTTTCAGATTCATCCTCTTCAAAATCTTCATCATCATCAATTGTAAAAATAATAAAATTTTCACTTATAGAATCATTGAAATCTTCAGACATTCTATACAGTAAACCTAACTTTTCAAACTCTTCACTACCAGGTTGAGCCAAATTAGACTCACCCTCATTCATTCCTTCTATTATTTCTGCTATGTTATTCAGAGCGTCAATTAATGATCTTTGTATCAACAACAAGTCTTTGATTGCTAACGGACCATCTTTGAAGCAACTTTCGGAAAAGTCTTTTAATTCCTCTGAATTAATTATCTCAGAAAACTTTTTTTCAAAATCAGGATCTTCGGGCATATCACACCTTTAAATTATCTTTTATAAACCTAATTTCGCATGAATCAGTTGTGCAATACTGCTCCCCTATAGCATCAGCAGCAAGCCCAGCGTATATTCCATCTAAATCTATCGGTAATAGGTTTTTTGAGCAGTTATCATAATCATTTTCATCTATCTGCGTATAAGGCATTTGTGGATAAACAAAATTTCCCTGGGGCAAAAATGACACAGTCTTCAGCTGGCCATCGTACATGTGAAGAACTGTACCAACATGATGTTTTTCTTCTTTTGCATCAAATGATATTGTAACTGAAACAGAATTGTCAGACCAATATCTCTGAGCTGTTGCAGCTAGGGACATTTTTTCAAAGATTGTTACATCTTTTTCTGATCTACGAGAATCTGACTTTATTGGGAAAAAAACAACAGATGTAGTATCTGGTGATTCAGAAGCTGGCTCTACTATATAATTAGCCATTTTAAATAGCGGTAACATTGCATCGTCGTTTGCGAATCTAATCGCTCTCAGAAAATATTTACCACCAGGGGTCCAATGTACTCCTGGAGATTCTCCGGCCAAAATAGAAACTGTACCAGAGGGTTTTATGGTAGTGGTTTTGATTGACTCACGTATACCTAACCATTCTGAATAAATATTGTCATATCTTTGAACAGTTTGATAACCATTATCCAACCACTCTCTTAATACGGGCAAGCCTAGTCTATCGGCAAAGTTTGCAACACCGGAAACTGATGTACCGATTCTACGGTTTCTTTGCATGATAGCATTTGTTTCTTCCCAATGAGTTGGAAGAAGCGTTACCGTTTTAGCATATAGGTACGCAAACTTCAAAGTTCTCTTAAAATCCTCCAAAGAATCATGCCTATTCAAGTATGTTTCAACTAGTGTGCAGCATTCATAAGACTCAAGGGATTGCTCTGCGCATGGATTATATCCTGCTACACGATGATCTTTATTATTTGGTGGATCCGCTAATCTTCCATATTTTCGTGACATGTCCATCCAAATTACACCTGGCTCACCGTTTCTAGATATTCCATCAACGATACTTGACAAATCTGTTCCAACAGATGTTTCTACAGAGTTATTGGACATCCATCCCCAACCAGGAGCTTCTGCTAAATAGGAGTTTCTTTCCGGAAACTTTTCAGAATTCTTAAGATTTAAAAAGTTTTGGTCATCCAAGCGCCCAATCAATAGCTCTGCCGATCTACGAACATTTCCAGATACAACACAAACACCTATAGTGTTACCAATATCAGCTATGTCAACTCTAGTTAATTTTTGCCCAGCTCTACCTTCAAACATCTTTCTAACATGATTGTGGAGCCTAATAAGTGGATCTGCGCCTGCTGCAGTGCCGCCAAATGTTTTAATTGCAGTACCCAAGGGCCTAATTAAGGAGTAATCAAATTCTAATGGGTTTTGATCTGGCTTTAAATACGAATTGATTAGAGCAACAACAGAGTTAACCCAACCTTCACGAGAATCCTCGATGGTATCTATGACCATTGGTCTGGTAGGCTCATAGATATTAAAATCTTTATCAGCGCCTTTGTCGTCAAATCCTACGCCCACACCCAGCATTGATGCCTCCATAAGAAAGCCGAATGGCTTAGCGGGATTTGCTTTTGTCATTTCTGAGGTGCTAACAAAAGCGCAGTTCTGCAAAGCGGCAGAGTTTCTTTGCACCATCACCAGAGGGGTGCCCATAACCCAAAGCCCTCGACCAGGAGGTGTCCACTTTAAATTAAACAATCTATCAAAAGCTTCTTTGGCAGACGCTTGAGCCTTGATATCATTCCATGGTAGTCTATTTTTTTTGCAGTGTTCTTTTTGCAGAGAATACATTCCGTTAATTACTCGTTCACATACATCAACCCAAGTTTCTTTAGTGCCATTTTCTTTGATTCTAGAATATGTTCTTAGAAATGTAATTTCTCCGACAGAATTACCTGCAGCATCTGCATAGCCGAACGGCGCCTTAACCTTTTTGTATGTCTCCACAAAATCATCACTTAAACGAAAAGTGAATAAAGATAAACCCTCAGACATTTTATAATCCTACCTTTTTAATATATTTATTGTTTGTTTTATTCAACTCTGCTAATTTTATTTTTTTTATTTCATTTATAGAATACACTTTGTGTATTTGTTTCTCAAAAAAGTATCCACTTCTCCAATTGAATACTTTGTCCACATTTTGCTTATGATTCATAAATATGTTACAAATAACTGCTCCACCATACACCTTAACTAAATTAGAAAACTTGACTTTTAAACTCTCCATATCTATTTTAAAACAATTTTCGTTTTCTTCCGTTCTTTGGTAAAGCCAATTATAAGCCTGCCTAGTTATTGGCGAAACATCAATTGGATCTATGACTCCAATCTCTATTGCCTGATTTCTAAGTTCAACAACCTTTAAATCTTCTTTGAGAATATCTATATACATCGAAAACCAATCATGCTTATTAAATTGAGCCCAACCGGTACACCAAAAAAGCAAATTAGTTGGCGGATCTGGTATAGTCGTATTTTCCATGAATGGCAGTATTGTTGCGCAACTAATTGCCTTTTTAACATGTTCTTTAGCTAGCTCTTGATCATGAAGTTTATTAATAGAATTAGTCCATAAAGTATTTATTGATTGCTCCCAACTAACATCAGCAACATATAGTTTTAAATATTTTTCTGCAACGGGAAAGGGCAGAGACTTGTTTGCTATTGCTTCTCGAAGCTCTTGTATAGACATCTTTAATCCTAAATAACCTCACATAAATTAGTTTAAACATATATATTTGCCAGTATAAAGAGACAGCCCCGTCAACTTCAGACGGGGCCGCTCCTCTATCGACTTTCTGACAGATACATTATATCACGTCATAGCCACTATGTAATACTAAATTAACTCTTTATAGTTGCTGCGCTTTTTGCATCACCAATTTTTGTAGCGGCAAAACCTTTGATAACGCTAATCCCAGCAGCAACTGCTGCGGTTGTAGCGGACTTAAGTTCATCAACCCCGCCAACAGTATAAACTGCCACAAAAGCTTGAACCGCAGTCCATATTGCTCTTTCAATAATATCTTTGTGTAATTTAGTCATATAACTCCCTTGTTAAGAATACTTTTTCTAACCAGCTTCTCTATAAGAAGATGAAAAGTTAAACCTAACCACACTCCTACTGGTATAATTGCTGTTAATGGTTTTTCAGTTAATCTCCAAAAAGATCTAGTTAAAGTTTCAATCTTTCTGGACTTTATAGCGTACACGTCGTAAGCTATAATTCCTAATACTAATTTTCCCCAAGCGGTTATCCCGCTTTTTCTTTCCTCTTTTTCAAGAATTAAGGGAGCGCATGTAATATTAGAGAGCTTTAGCCGAAGGCACTCCGTACCACTCTTGAACTTTTTCACGACCATAATCTCCAGTTGTATTAGCTTGACCGTAATTACTGGTAAACACTGTAGCACTATCTACGCCATGAAATTCAGTGGGCTTAAAAACGCCGAATGACGATGGCGCACCATTAGCTTCGGTTCTTGGTCCGTGACCAGTATCAGAAAATATATTAGCGGATGCCACACCGTCAAAGATGTAGTTATTATACAGGGAGTAATTTGTATCTGCTGTTGGCGAATGTCCATAGTCTGATGAGAATACCTTTGCCCCATCAAGACCTTTGTACTCTAGCGGACGGAATCTTGCACCATCGTATGTTGCGCTGCCGTCAGCAAAAGTGCCCGAGAGTGGATGGACGTAAAGAGTGGTTCCAATAAATACTTGCGACAAAAATCTATTACCAGGACGTTCACCAGTTCCAGGAATATGATCATTATCTGGGGCACCGTCTAATACGTGACTAGTGCTGTAAAGCGGGTAAAATGAATAGGTACCAGTACCCTTAGACTTTTCGGTCATAGTGGTGTGTGGGTTGACCATCTCGGATGATGATCTGCCCTTTAAAACTGGTCTGGGTCCTACGTAAAAAGTGGCCATTTATTTTCTCCTTGTCAGAAATCTATATACTTATAGTAATTTTAAATTAGATATATTCAATAATTAAATCGGAAAGAAAAA